GTCCGCTTTCCATCTCCCAACAAAGTTCGCTTTCATGCAATTCCTGTCGCAAAATTTCCTTCTTGAGAAGTGTAATAAACTTTGCCATCCCCCATCTTTCTCCCGGTAGCGAATCAACTGTTTCTTGCAATGATTGCAGTATTTTAATGGCGTCAGCTTCTTTGGCATTGGCATATTCTATCCCCCCATATTTTGTGTAACCCTCTGAAAATGATTGTAAGAACTCACATTCCGTCGGTGTCAACCTTCTTATCCTATACCCATCAAATACTCCGTGCCTATCTTGTGCGGTTAAAGTAAATGCTGGTTCGCCATCTTCTTTCATCCTGCGGTCGTTCTGTCTTTTCTCTGGACGGTCAGGGGTTAATACGGGAATTGCGTAAAGTCCTGTCTTTGCGCCTAATCCGCCAGCTTGGCTCGCAATCGTTGTGGCAATCCCATCTGGATTATAAACTCTCATTCCTTGGCTTCCTCCGACAATCTGTTTAATAATTTTGCTGTCTGTCCCGAAGATAGGAAATACCTCTCCCCCACCGAATCCTCCAAAATGTCCGACAATGAACACCCTTTCCCTGTTTTGGGGACGCCGAAATCTTTGCTGTTAAGCACCTGCCATTCCACGCCATACCCCAAGTCGGTGAGTGTCCTAATGATTGTCTGGAAAGTCCGTCCAGCGTCGTGAGAAAGCAAACCTTTGACGTTTTCGAGTAGAAAATGTTTTGGTTTTTTGTCGGCAAGAATCCGAGCGATCTCAAAAAAGAGTGTCCCTCTGGTGTCTTGGAATCCACCTCGCTTTCCAGCAACAGAGAATGCTTGGCAAGGGAATCCTCCGCAGAGGAAGTCGAAGTCAGGAAGGTCTGCTGTGTTGATTTTTGTGGCATCGCCGAATCCTTTGTGATTTGGGAAATGTTTTTGGTAGATTTGGATTGCGTATTTATCGACTTCGGAGAAACCAACACAAAGTGAACGTCTAAGCAGTTGTGATGCTCCGCTCTGACTGTCGGTGCTATTTGTGGATTTAGCTTCGGCTCTTTGTATCCCAAGTTCGAACCCTCCGATTCCGCTGAACATTGAAAAATATTTCATTCTTATTTAACTCTCCTTACTCTCAAAACCCGGACTTCATTCGTGACGGCGTATTTCTGATAGTCGCCCGAAGATTTGAGTGCTTCTGTGTCAACGCGTGTTGTTAGTTGAGTTTTCCAGGTAACAACATATTCTTGCGTCTGAATCCCGGCAGTTCCCCCAATCACTTGCTTAATCGCGGCCTCGATTTCGTCTTTCTGGGCAATCAGATCAGTGATCTGGCTTTTGGTCTGCTGCAAGAGCGCGATCCGGGCGTTCATTTCGTCAATTTGTTGAATTTGCTCATCATTCTGTGGATAAATTTGAACAATAAACTCGTTGTCGTCCCCCAAAGCCATCGGTGCAGTTCCTTCCTTGACCATAATCCAGAATTTTATGGCGGCCTCTTCCATCTTGGCAAAAAGAGCGGCATCGAACTCGATTTTCTTATAAACAAACTTCTGTCCACCAATCAGAACCGCGATCCAACCAATATTCCGGCCAGTAATCCCAAGTTGCCACATGACCTGGAGGATGTATTCCTGCGGGATTTCCTCGCCCTCCCACTCCTTGACTTTCCAAGCGCTCGCGGTTTTACATTCTAAAAGCTCATCGGTTCCTTCAACCAGCCGATCAACTTGACAGGCCATGTATTCGTAATTTGGATGGATATAGCGTTTTGGAGCCCTGCGAACCTTAAGGCCAGTCCTTTTCATAAAGACGCGGGCCACGGTGTCTTCCAGCTCATTGCCCATTTCAACGGCTTCGTTTTCTGATAAATCTGGATCGCTTACCTTCCCGGTTTTAATCGACCACAACTGAAGCGGCGTGGCCCATCGGGATAGTCCCATGACCGCGGCAATGTCGCTGCCGCCGATGAATTCTTTTCTTTCCATAATATTAAGCTCCTTTTTGTTTGTATTCTATTTCTATACAATGTGAATAATCCTGCACCCCCGGGACAAAAACATCCCACTCCCGAACAATATTCCTTAAGTGTTTCTTGAGTTTCGGGGAATTCAAGACTGCTGAAAATATTATCCGTCTATACCCATATTTATTATGAAGATCGTCGAGAATCCTGCCAAGACACCCGTGGGCAACGATCGCTGGGATGTAGATTACTTTTTCTTTCTAATTAACACAATAATATCCCCATAAAGTTGTCACTGTTATCATGTAAGTTATTTCCCCGGTAACACAACTGCGTTCTTTTCTTGAAGATTTATGATATGCAGTGTTGCGGGAAGCTGATCGGATTTCTTAAATGCTAAAGCATACGGCCCCGGAGCTTTTGCCACAATTACCCATTGTTCGCCGAGGATTGTCTTCTCAATGCCAAAGTCATTGTAGTCTGCGACGAGAATCATTTTACAGCCCTTTCTTTTCTGATATGTGAACTCATAAAAAAAGCTCCGCTTGATTTGTTGATCGGTTTTCTGTTACCCATTCGGAAATCCAGTCCTCAATTTCGTTAAACCCTTTCCCAATGGCCTGCTGAAAAGTAACCCGCTCTTGGCTGGAATTGATAAGGTTTCCTTTCCTGACGGTGACTATGCTGGCCACGCTACATTTCCCGGCGATAAAATCAATCGCCAGATCGGTAATTTGATATATCCCATAATGATTCCATTGTGGTTTTTGATAAAGCAGCTCCCAATACTTCAGATCAGCGATCCGCGCGTAATGAGATCGCGTTTTTGTTTCCTTTGTCAATACGGCCCGCCGGATATTCTCCGTAACAATTGTGCTGTGTTTGTCCGTCTTATTAGTCTTATAGGTTAATTCCCTTGTTTTTGCCACACGGCAAAGATCAACCAACATCCGCGCCATAAACCCTTCAAAGGTTTTTTGGCCAGCGATTTGTCGTCCGCACGTTGGGCAGATATTATGATCCATTGGTTTCCGTTTCTTTTTGACCCGGCCCACACGGCTCTTGTGCTGTAAGGTTTTCTTCCGCAGTCCTTTTCTCATATTGCCATCGGGCGTTATCGTAGCCGCACACGATCGCATCAGTAAACCATCCCAACATCAAATTAAAGTCAATCTTTTCTTTTTGATTTTCAAAGAGGCGCGTGAATTCCGCGGCCCATAATGCTGCGTCCATATTTGTCGGATCGAATTTTGTTAGAGTGTCCCGGCCCGAAAGGTCGGCTTGCGTCCGCTTGACCGAGCGAGGGCCATAACGGAGCCGGGAGCATTTTGAGCAAGTAATTTGAATGGTGTTGGCGCTCTTCCTTGGCTCGAAGGGTTTTAGGCATACATTACATTTGATTTTCATCGGCACAAATATCCCCACAGAAAAGCAGCGACAATGATCGAATTAATGGCAAGGCAAGCTCCAACGATCAGCGCGCTTTCATGTTGTTTCCTGAATGTTTGTTTATCAAGCCAGCGCCCCCGGCGCATAACGGCCATGTAGTCATAATTAATTTTCACGGATGCACCCCGCAGCGATCCACAATATCATCCCGACAAACAAGCTGCTAGCACAGATAACCTTAAATATTTCTGCGCCCGTAACAAAGATGCAAATAAGTGAATACATTGCCAGCAAGAGCGCAAAAGACGCGATCCCAGCTTCAATGTTAAAGATGGTTTCTTTGAGCTTCATTGAGCGCCCCCTTTCTTCGTTCCAACATTTCAATGGCCTCTTTAAGAATTTCTGGATATCTAGTTCCGATATATTCCAGGACGATTTTTGCATCACGCATAGCTTCGGATGCCTCTCTAACCGTTTGGTTTATTGTCATTTTGCAGTCCTTCCTTCTCCTTTTTTTGGTTTTCAAAAATATTAACTTCAAAATTATCCATAAGCACCGCAACCCAGTGTTCTCTGGCTTCAGCTTTAATTGCGTTTATAAAATATCCAAACGGCTCACAACCAAAACGATCATTGAATTCATAAAGCAGGAACTCTTCGTCGAGAGAATTAAGATATTCTCTATACTTTTCCGGGCTTCCAAATGTTTTTATTGATTCGCTCATGGCCTCCGCTCTCCCTTTCCTCTTGATCTGACAATATAAGCATACACTGGGAATGGCTTTTTGTCAAATAAATTTTACACTAGGAATCACACTAGGTTTTGGACTTGACAAATATTCCTTTTAGGTGTAATATAGCGGCATGATTATTTCATGCCAAAAAAAGATAATCAGATCGTCTTAAAACAAGGGCAGCGTTCTACCCGGGCGACTGCACGCTGGGAACAAGGGGATAGTTGACGGCTATTCACCAGCGGATATGACCGACCGAAAGCGACCGACGGCAGGATGAGCGCGCGCGACTGTCATAATCCAGCAACCGAAAAAGATCGGCCCCTACAATAGCAGTATTGTGACGGATCAGCAAGAAGTCCCGCGTGAAGGGGGAAAAAAGCGGCGCGGCAATCGAAACGATCCGGCTGGTAAATTAAAACCAGTTCCAATTCCCACAGGGTATAAGCCCTCTCTCTGCTCCCTCCGGCAGGAATGATTTAATCCCGGCAATTAAGTTGAAGAGTTTTTGAGATGGCGCGGTGAATTTTCACCGGTGAGGGTTGTTTTTAGGTAGAATCAGCCGTGTTTTTGGGTTTTTTTAAGAGTTTTTTTGCGTTAAAATTATTTCCCGCCGAAGTTTTCCACAGCTTTTCCACAACCATCCATCCACCCATCCGACGGGCGTTTAATTTTTTCAACATAATGTTTAACAGTGTTCAAACTTTGGGACGGCTGGGACACTAGTTAGCGGCTCACTTGTATGTTCTTCTTTTGTCGGTGTTTCATCAATCGCCTTTCGGGCGTGAGTTGATTGTACATGTCCCAAACGTCCCAAAATATCCTTTTGAATAGGTTTATTCTCCAATGTAGTAGGTGATGGTTCCCTAATTTTGAAACCGCTTGGGACGCCGGTCTTAATCCCCACCAGTTCAAAAATCCTCTGCCGGTGTTTGTGTCCATCGTTTCCGGGGAAGACCACAAAATCAATAAATATTGTTGACATATAACCGTTTTGTTTGTTATTATTAAAATGCTTAAAGACGGACGAAGTGGGGATAACCGCCGCAAAAACTTCCAACTTTTAGAATGTCTAAAAAATTAAACATATTGTCGAAGGTCGTGGGTCGAAAGGGTCAGTTGTGTGTAGGGGCGGCTGGCCCTTTTTTTATTTATGATCCCGTATAAGGAATTTCAAAAAATTGAGAGGGCGATTAAAAGCGGATCGCTTAAATTAAGAATCCTGTCGGAAGGTGAATATGCTAAAATTGAAAAAGAGTTCGAGCAAAAGAAAGCGCAAGAACAGCCGAGGCCGCAAAGGGTCTTATTAAGTTCATGCCCTTAAAGAGCGGATCGAGCCGCGCGGTTATCGCTTCAAACATTAAGACAGAAATGGCCCATGGAAAACCCAGGAAGCAGGCCGTGGCCATTGCTTTGTCAAAAGCCCGCGAATCACGCGGATCAAAAAGGAAATAAGAAGATGGCAACGTCAAAGCCCAATCAGGGAATCCCGCCGAGTGAGCCCCCAGAGCCGTTTATTGGCCGTCCGCGGAAGTTTAGAACACCGGAAGAAATGCAAGTATTGATTGATAGATATTTCGATCAAGATGCAGAAGTTATTGAGCGATGGAATAATGGGGTAAAATATCAGCAGCGCTGTCCAACAATCTCTGGTCTTGCAATTTATCTTGGATTCTGTGATCGTCATTCGATGTACGCATACGAGAAATTTCCGGAGTTTAGTCACACAATCAAAAGAGCTCGCGAAAGAATCACACAACAATACGAGAATTTAATTCAAGCGGGTGTTGGCGCTGGCCCAATCTTTATGCTTAAAAATTTAGGTTACAAAGATAAAACCGAAGTCGATATGAACGCGAAAGTCGTTAAGATGGATAAGATTGTCCGCGACGGAAAGGAAGTTGATTTTGACTTTGGAATTACCGAAGCTCCTCGATCTCCCGGCGAAGATTCTCCGGGTGATTGATGAGTTCAATGGTTTCAGATATTTTTTGCTTGAAGGCGGGCGTGGTGGAGGGAAGAGCCACGGGATCGCGCGGGTGATTTTGTATGTTTGTGAGCATTATCCGCTGCGTGTTGTATGTGGCCGAGAAATCCAGAAAAGCATTGAGGAATCGGTTTACACGATTCTTAAGGATATTATCGTTCTTTATCAGTTGAATTTTGAAGTTAGTGCCGACAGCATCCGGCATCGTAAAACGGGCGCGACGATTCGATTCAAAGGTTTTCGGGAGCAGGGCGCGATCAATATTAAAGGTCTTGAGGGTGTTGATATTCTTTGGATTGATGAGGCCCAGGCAATTACGAAAGCAACTCTTGATATTATAATCCCAACGATCCGCAAAGATAAGGCCCGGATATTCTTTACGATGAACCGATATTTGAAGAGCGATCCTGTTTATGTCGCGTTTATCAATCGTGAAGATTGCCTTCATATTAAGGTCAACTACACCGACAATCCGTTTTGTAGTGCCGCGCTTAAGCGTGAGGCCCAAGAGTGCCTTGAGAGGAGCCCGGACGATTATGGCCATATTTGGCTAGGCGAGCCGCTGGAAGAGGCGGATAATTATCTTTTTAGCGAGCAAAAGACGGAATTGTGTAAAACGTTGGATTTCGTCGGCTGCGGATATGGTGATGCTGCGATGGGTGTTGATCTGGCGCGATATGGCGGGGATCATTCGGTGGCCACGATTTTGCAGCGCCGCGGGCCGATTAAGTGGGAAGTCAAGCATGTTGAGCGTTGGAGTAAAAAGGACTTGATGGAATCCACGGGACGGATCATTGATCTTCAGGGGCGTTTTAAGCCATTAGCAACTGCGATTGATGCGGATGGGATTGGGGCTGGAGTAGTTGATCGGATGCGTGAATTGAATATTAATGTGCAGGAATTCCGCGGGGGGATGAACGATCAAGTTAGTGATGTTCGATTATATGCGAATTTAAGAACGGAATGGTATTGTCACTTGCGGGAATTGATTGCGATGGAACGGTTAGGGTGCAAGGTTGATCGAACGCTCAAGAATCTTTTGGTTATTCAATATACGCATCGGTCAAGCGGTCAACGCGTTTTGTTGACTAAAGAGCAGATGAAAAGCAAAGGTGTTGACAGCCCGGACGATGCTGATAGCTTGATGATGGCGTTTTATGCCACAAAGTTTTTAACGGTCAAGATAGAAGAGCAGGAAGATTTCAGAACGCCTTTACCGCCCAGACGCGGGGGCGGGAACCTTTTTCAAATAGCGGGGTACAGATAATGGCATCATTTATTCGCAGATTATTCGGTGGTGGCGAACCAAGTACGCCAGCACAAGCGCCAACTCCAGCTCCGGCGGCTCCAACGCCTGCCCCAGCAGCTCCAGTGGCAGCGACTAAAGAAATTAAGTCAGCAGTGCGCGGGACAAAGAAAACAGTTTACACGGGCCCATTAGGGTTAAGCGAAGAAGAGCGATCCAGGCGGGCATTGAAGTATTTAACGGGGCAATAGGGGGGATGTATGGCAGCATTTCTAACAACAATCGGAACGGCGATCGGGTTATCCGGAACAGCTGCGACTATTGGTGGAGCGGCAGCCGTTGGCGCGGCGGCTTATGGGGTTAAGAGCTTTCTGACTCCGAAGGAACCGAAAGCCCCGGATATTCAACCATTACCGCAAGCACCTTCATTGGAAAGCGCTGAAGTAGCGGCAAAAGAGGATGTTGATAGAAAGCGCCGGGCAATAGCACGCAATAGAACGATCTACACCGATCCGTTGGGGCTATCGCCCGCGGAGAAAAGTGGGATCGCTCTTAAGACTTTAACGGGACAATGACATTAGCAACTGAAAATTATTCAATAACGCGCTACCATGAGGCCTACAATCTTGACGTAATCCGGCTTTGTGGGCTTTTTAGTCAAGAATCGCTTAATGAATACGGGCTTGGTGTGACGCCAGAGCGGCTTGAGCAGATGATTCAAGTATGCAAGGAAATCAGTTTCTTCTTGGTCATTGATGGCCATGTGTCTGGACTGATTGCGGGCTTTAAGGTCAACAATCTAACAAATGGCAAGCTGGCACTGCAAGAGGTGATCTGGTATGTTGAGAAAGAGTATCGCAGTAAGGGCCGCGTGTTGTTGGAATATTTTGAAGATGCCGCCCGGACAATGGGCGCTTCCCAGGTCGTTATGGCGCTTATGTGCAACAGCAAATCCGAACAGCTTGGCCGATTCTACGAACGAATGGGTTATAAACCTTTTGAAATCCAGTATATAAAGGAAATCATATAATGCCGCCACAAGAATTGACAGCCGACAATATTATTAAGCACCGCGGCCAACTTAAAGGCCAGCGATCTAATTTTGACAGTTATTATCAAGTCCTCCACGATTACTTTTATGTTGAAATGGATAATATCAACCGATCCTATTATCCTGGTACGGAGCTGGACTTCTTCTATCTACTGGATGGAACAAGTCTTGATCTGCCGGATATTATGGCATCGGGGGTCGCTAACTATCTGACGCCCTCCGCTTCACGATGGTTTGCTCTTGAGCATCCGGATAAGAATTTGCGGGATCGAAAGCCAGTGCGTCAATGGATGCAGGATACGGCAGACGAATTGAGTTTTGTATTTAACCGATCTAATTTTTATAATCAGATGCCGATCTTTTACAAGGCCTCTGGTGTTTATGGCACTGCCAGCATGATGATTGAGGACGATTTCCAGGACGATCTTCGTTTCTTTGTCATGCCAATTAAAAATACTTATTTGACTGAAGATGCGCGCGAGAAGCCGCTGGAGCATTTCTTTCCGTTTGAATTCACTGCCGAGCAGGCATACACCAAGTTCGGCGATGCTGTTGATGAGGCCGTTAAAGAAGAGGTTAAGAGTGCCCGCAACCCGGATAAAGTATTCTCATATGTTTATTATGTTGGCCCGCGGGTGATGCGCGAATATGGCAAGACGGACAAGATGAATATGCCGATCCGTGGTGTTTGGGTTGAAGAGAAAACCAAGAAGATTATGAAAGAGGACGGGTATCACTCGATGCCCGTGGTTACACATAGATTTTATAAGCGGCAGATGATCCCCTACGGATTCAGCCCGGCTATGAAGGCGTTGCCGTGGGTTCGGATGCTTAACACGATGGCCGACACAGTGCTTCGGGCCGCAATGAAACGTGCCGATCCGCCGTTTGCTATCCCTGACAGTGGTTTCTTGGCTCCATTGAATTTCAACCCGCGCGGACAAAACTTTTATAAGAAGGGCAAGCTCGACCCTTCAAAGGATATTTTCCCGATCGGAAATTATGGTGATGTGCGCGTTGGTATTGAGGAACTCAAATATTATGCTGAACAAGCGGGTAATATGTTCTTTAAGAGCGCCTTCTTGAGCTTCCAGGATGTTACCAAGCAGATGACGGTTCCAGAGGTCATGCAGCGTGCCAATGAATCGCTGACACTATTAGGCCCGGCGGTTGGCCGTTATATGAGCGATGTTCTCCAGCCGCTTGTTGAAACGGCTATTGGAAAGCTATGGCGTGCTGGCCGATTGCCAAAACTTCCGGAAGAAATGCTCTTAAGCCCGGAGTATGATGTTAAGTTTGTTGGTCGTTTAGCGCAGACCCAGAAACAATCTGAAATGAACAATGTGATGAATGCTCTTTCGATCGCTGGGCAGATCGCTACCTATAAGCCAGAAGTGCTCCAGAAGATCAACGCGGACGCCACTATTGATGAAATCTGGGGGATTACAAATGCCCCGGCTGGCATGATCTATGATAATCGCGAAGTCAAGGAGATTCGTGAAGCATTAGCCAAGCAGCAGCAGATCATTCAGCAAATCCAATTAGCGCAGGCCGCAAGTTCCGCTGGCAAGGACGCAACGCAGGCCGATAAGAACGCGGCTGAAGCGCGGGCATTGGCAACGCAAGGGGCCAGATGATCGACCTAACAAAAGAGGATGACGTTAAGGCGCTTAAGGAATGCCTGGAATATTCCTTCAAGGGTCCGTTGGGAGAAAAGACGCTTAAGTTCTTGGAACAATTTTGTGGATTTTATTTAGGCGGCCCGCGCGCTGATCTGAATCAACTTCAGTATGAGGCCGGAAGAAGGGATGTTATTCTAACAATCAAGACGATCACGCACCCGGATTGGACGCCGGGCCAGGTCGCCGAATATTATAAAAGGTCAAATAATGCCTCATCTTGATCCAGAAGATAAAAGAAAATATCATCGGATATACCAGCGTGTATATTCTAAAGAGCGCCTCGAATCTCATCCATGGGAGAAAGCTCTTCTTAACATAAGAAGTCGGTGTAATAATAAAGCGCATCATTATTATAAGCGCGGAATTAAGAATTTTTTAACTTTGGAAGCCGTGAAGGTTTTATGGTTTCGGGATTCGGCATATAATATGGACAATCCATCCATTGATCGTATAGATTCAACGCAGCATTACACTTTTGATAATTGTAGATTTTTGGAATTAACCGAAAATCTTAAAAGAGAGAGGAAAAGTCATGGACAACTTTGGCCAGCTAAAAACTGACAACCCAAGCCCATTTAAGCCCAGATCGCTGTTTCAAGCTCTAAATAGTGAACGTGGGTCAACCGAAGCGCCGCCAGCTGCCGGAGCGCCTCCAGTATCCACACCATCCGCCGCAAGCACTCCATCAGCGTCAGATACGCCAGCAGCAAATCCTCCGGCTGGGTCAGCCCCCGCGAATCAGGTTAAAAACTGGTATGAGGGCTTGCCGGATGATATGAAG